TATAGATGCTATTAATGTACTCTCACTTAACATGGTGGTATATACATATTCGCTATCTCGCATTAAAGAGAAAAGATCGCTGTTGTCAGGTGCGTAGTTTATACCGCCTAAGTAATCACTAAGTTCATCATATACTTCCATGTAAGAAATAGGATGCTTTTTAAACACAACATTATGTCTACCATGTTCAAATAGTATTTTCTCAATCTTTCCTACACAACAATGTTTTTTTAGTTTATTACCCCCGGGTAAAACAATAACAACCTTATAAGGTTCTACCTCTTCTTTGTCTGTATATACGTACTTAGAAAAGCTACCTTCTTTTTCAATGGTGTCTTTAATGTAATCTATGTGGTCATATTCTAAATATACATTATCGGCATAGGCATCTGCCATTTGGCGTAGCGACTGTTCGTATGCAACAGCGTGTAACACAATACAACCCGCATACGTAGTGTAGTTTATAGTGCCAAAATGTAGAGGCTCTTTAGCTGTAATATCATATTCTAAATGGACACCTGTTCGATCTCTTATAGGTTGAAACGCTTCTTTTAAATAAGCCTCTACTTCCACTAAAGATTGATGTTTAGGTGACCACGCCGTGCCTACATCTGTGTAACCTTTATCTTTTACAAACTGCATCTGCTCTTCGTGTGAAGCAATAGATGCTGCATTTTCTCTGTCTAGTAATTTATTATCACGCATAAAAACTCGTTGTCCTACTTGTTGACCGTGACGTGTTAAATGTCGTAGTCGTTGATCTGGACGTATTATACGTGGTTGTCGTAGATTTACTAGTACTAAATGTCGTTGTAAAAGTAGAGGATGTAGAGTAAGTAGTAGTAGTACTACGTGACGTAGCGAAAGTAGTAGTAAAAGTAGAGGACGTGCTAAAAGTAGTAGTAGTACTTCTAGTTGTGTTATAGGTAGTAGTAGTACTCTTAGATGTGTTATAGGTAGTAGTAGTACTCTTAGATGTGTTAAACGTAGTAGTAGTACTCTTACTTGTGTTAAACGTAGTGGTAGTGCTGCGGCTAGTAGCAAACGTAGTAGTGGTACTACGAGATGTATTGAAACTAGTCGTAAAATAGTTTGTTACTGATTGGTATCTATTTATGTCATAGTCCCATTCGTTATTATTATTTTCACGCCAAAGGTTATTACCTCTCTAGTAAGTCCAACCACCTGTACTTACCTGAGCATTTATAGCAGCATTAAATCCTGCATTACCATTACCGTAGTTATTAGGAAATCTAACATACGTAGCGTTAGAAGACCATCTTACCTCAATTTGGTTTGGAAAAGCATAGTTGGGACGATATATACGAAATAAGTTACTATTACTGTATGGCCCCTGATACTGATTTGTTGTGTTAGTAGCAGATGTGGTACGTGATGTACTAAACGTGGTAGTAGTAGCTCTAGATGTGTTAAACGTAGTAGTAGTACTCTTACTTGTAGAGAACGTAGTCGTGGTTGATTTAGAAGTAGAGAACGTAGTCGTGGTTGATTTAGAAGTAGAGAACGTAGTCGTGGTTGATTTAGAAGTAGAGAACGTAGTTGTTGTACTTTTAGATGTGTTAAATGTAGTTGTGGTACTACGACTTGTATTAAACGTAGTGGTAGTACTCTTGCTAGTATTGAAAGTAGTCGTAGTACTACGTGACGTATTAAACGTAGTTGTAGTGCTACGGCTAGTAGCAAACGTAGTCGTAAAAGTAGAGGACGTGCTAAAAGTAGTAGTAAACGTAGTCGTAAACTCTTTTTTAGCGAAGAACCCTATGCTCATTACGCAAAGTCCCCAATGTAGTTCACTAGAATGTTAGAACCGTCTAGTACATAATATGATAATACACTGATCTCGTTAGCACCTGTAGACTGTACAATAGATGCACCGTTTACTGGTGTTTTACATGCAGCAGGTAGTGTAAAGCTACGTCCACCTGTGGCATCCTGCTTAATGATAATATTACCAAAACGTCCTGCGTTGATATTACTAAATGCAAAAGTAGTGTTTGCACTCATGGTAATATAGAAGTTGTTAGCATTTGCTAGGTTTATCGTAAGCGTACCGCCTGTTGCAGATAAGCTGTCTTGGTCATGACGTAGCGCACCTGTCATAGTGCCACCCGCTTTAGGCAAAGCTGCACCTGCTGTTGTGTTCAGCGTTTGAATGTCAACGCCATCAACTGTGCCTGATACGGTGACGTTGCCCGTGATGTCTACGCCTGTGCTGGTGGTGTTGAACTTTGGACTGCCATCATAGAACAGCCGCACTTGTGCGCCAGCCGTTGCATAAATCATATTTGCGCCAGAAGCACTTTCAATCTGCACGTTGTTTGAGCCTTGTAAATACAAGTCACCTGTCCCAGCATCTTTTACATAACTATTAGATCCATCATGGTAAATCTGTAGGTCAGACCCAGCGCCGAATATCGCTTTGTCGTTATCACCGAATGACAAGTTACCTGTCATAGTATCGCCAGTGACATTCACAAAACGGCTGTCTGCTTCTGTCTCTGTGTAGTAACGACCATCTAAATTGTAAGATGTCAGGCCAGTAACGTGTCCATATGTGTCTAGTGTAACGTCTTGAATGACTGTGCCACCAGAGTTGTTCACAGAGCCTTGGCTAGATGTGTCAGTATGGCTAAAGGTTGTACCTGATAAGTCTAACCCTGATCCTGCTGTATAAGTTGTGTCTGTTACAGTTTCAGTAGCAGACGTTAAAGCTGTAACATGTCCAAAATCATCAAGGGTAACATCTTGAATGTAGGTACGCCCTGAGTTGTTAACACTTGCCTGTGTAGAAGTATCAGCGTGTGCAACAGCGTCAGCAGTAACAGAAATACCGCTACCTGCCCCTACGTTAAGCGTTCTATTAGCTGATAAGTCTCCACCACCAGTAAGACCATTACCTGCAGTAATAGTAGTAGTATCATCTGCTTTATCATCTAGTGCTGTCTGTAGTCCGTCTACGTTAGATATAACGTGCGCGTGTGAATCATCTTGTACAGCAGCAGTAATAGTGACATTAGCTGTACCATCAAAGGAGGCACTACCTGTAACATCACCAGAAAGTGAGATTGTACGTGCTGTCTCTAGGGCTGTAGCTGTATCAGCGTTACCTGTGACATCGCCTGTCAAGTTACCTGTTACGTTACCTATAATGGCTGCTGTGACTTGATTAAATGTAACGTTAGCTGTAGTGCCTACATCCTGCCCAATAGAGAATGTAGTACCAGCAAGAGACATACCTGTGCCAGCAGTATATACGGCTGTCTCAGCAATAACTGTAAATGTAATATTAGTAGTACCAAACGTAATAGTACCGCTGGTGTTCATCACATAAAGTTCACCTGCACCTGTGTCACCTTCTTTAACAAAGAAAGCATCACCTTCACCCATAGCATCTGGGTCTGATGCACCATAGCTGTCTGCGTCTGTGGCACGTGTAAGTACCCAAGCAGTAGAGCCATCACCTACAGTAGTAACTGTATAGACACCATTGTGTGCTGCATTAGTTTGGTTATATACAAGTACACGGTCAGCAGAACTTAGAGCAACACCATCAATAGTGATAGCTGCATTTGTACCTGCGTTAGTAAGGGTAGCACCTACACCTGATGAACCATTGTCATACGTAGCGTTTAGGTTGCTTGGTGCTTCAACACGTACAGGTGTGTGGTAGTGGATACCTGCTGCAGCAATCGTATCTACATACTCTTTAGTTGCGGCTCCTAATGCGGTAGTGGGATCAGCATTCAGGATAAGGTTACCTGTCATAGTGCCGCCAGACTTCATCAAAGCCCCAGCAGCAGCTACAGTAGTTGCGTCTGTTACATCTGCACTTGTGTCGATACCGTCTAGTTTTGTACCATCTGCTGCAACATCACGTCCATCGACTGTGCCTGTTACAGTAATATCTGCGAAAGTGACATCCTCACCCGCTACAACAACTTTGCTTGCAGGGTATGTCATGAATATATCTTTAGTACCCGCAGAGAAGTTAACGGCTGATGTACCATTAGACCCTGCTAGAACTGTTGTACGTGTAAGTGTGTTACCTGTATTCCACGTACCTAAACCTACTTCCCACTCATCAGTACCAGAAGTAGTATGCACAATGGCGTAGTAAGTCGTATCACCGTTTGCCATATAAGAGGTAAACGCATCAAACGTTGCAGCAGCACCGCCTAGAGATACAGCACCTGTACCTGTGGTTGTTGTATTCTCTTTAACACGATCTTTAATGATAAACGCCATTGTGTAATACCTTTATTAGCTGATACGAATAACTGCGTTAGATGCATCTGCTGTTGGGAATACAACAGTAAAGTCACCTGATGTAGAAGTTACTGTACTGCCGAAGTCAAATACTGCAATAGCTTTGTTGCCCTGTGAACTATTATAAATGATAGCACCGTCAGCAGAAATAGTAAGGTTACTAAAAACCTCGTCTGCAAAGTCAACGATTGCAGTAGAACCAGAGAGCGAAATAACTGCGCTGTCTAGTGCTTGCCCACCTGCTGTGTAGTTAGTGCCTACAGCTTCATCTGAGTTATCTGTAATGTCAGAGTAGTTAGTTGTAGATGCACCGTATGTACCAGTAGGCGATTCTTTGATAAGAGCCACTTTTAGCGTATCTGTATCAAGATCGTGAACACCCCCAAGAAGTTCTTGCTTGAAGCTGTTGCACATTGCCGTAGTAATTGCCATTGGGAATGTCCTTTGTTATAAGCACAAAGAGGCCAGCAAATAAATGCCAGCCTCCCTATTGACTTAGATTATGCTGCGTTGTAACGTGCTGTTACAAGTGCCTCTGGGCGTAGAATCTTACGTCCATATAGGTGCATACCGCGAACGATGTCTGCGAATGAATCTGGGTCACGGTAGTTCTCAACTTTGTTGATTTGCTCCGCTGATGCTACTGCATCGTCTTGACCTGCAACGATAACACCGTAGTTGTCGTCCTGACCAGTTGTACCTGAAGTACCTGGGCCAGTACCTGCTGATGGTAGGTTGTTAGAGACATACAAACGGAAGCCATGGATGTTGTTTGCCATGATGCCGTTCATTAAGCCTGAACCACCGAAATCAGCGTTCAATAGGCGGCTGTCTTCGTCTTTAAGCAACTCGATAAATACCGGGTCAACTACGATCCAACGACCACGTGAGTCAACATTTGCTGTGTCCATCTGACGAGCCATACGTGCGATGACTGCTAGAGGTGATGCAGTTGTTGCTGACAACGCTGTTGCACCTGGTAGACGTGGTGCTAGAGGAATAGAGTCACCTGTTCCACCTGAGTCAGCAGTTGTGATGTTGTTGATATCACCAATAGTTAGGTGGTTCGCTGTTAGGAATTCACCTGTTAGGTTACCTGCAGTGTCGTGCTGCGCGTCACCTGATGTAGAGGAAATCAAAACACCTGCTGATGTGTGACCAGACAAGTAAGACAATACGTCTGCGTCCATTGCGTCAGCCATTTTGTATGCTGCACGATCAGCAGCTAGGCTAACGTAATCAACGTTTGCGAACTGGTCTTCGATGTCGTCCATTTTGAACGCGAAGTAGTTTGCTTTGTCGATTGTTAGAGAGAAGTCTTCATCGTTCAACTTCTCAACAGAAATAGCTGTGTGACGCTGTAGAGCGTTTACAGTTACATCTGGTTCTTTTTGGATGCGAACCACATCGCCTTGGTTGGCGATCTCACCAAAGTAAGAGTTGTTTGTGATTGCGTTTGTGACAGCAGCTTTGCGTAGTGCAATCTGTGCCTGTTTTGAATAAATAACTGGAGACCAGTTACCGTCAAAACCGCCTGATGCGGAAGTAATAGCCATAGTAATTTCTCCTTATAGATATGGCGTTTACGATTAACACGATATCCACTAAAGAGGCCAACGTCTTCGGGTAGTCCTAGAAGGGGCCGATTCTGTATGGGTAAGTCTTTTTGTGTGGCTTAGTGCTTAGTGAAAAGCATACACACTTATGTATTGTGTATATGCTATAGTTGTATTCACGAATTAAGTAATGTCAATTACTTTCTTGTGATATCGTAAATAAACTTACCTGAGACTTGTGCTTCACGAATTTCGTCTGCACGCTTCTCGTATTCTTTGATGCTCATCTTATCTACTTCTGATTCACGTAACCAAGTTGAGCGATCATCTGCTTGTGGTGTGGCTGAGCGTTTGCTCTTCACAGAGCTTGCAGCACCCTTATCAGCATCGTTGTTTTTCTTTGCGGTGATACCTTTGTCCGTTTTGTAAAGGTCAATCACACGAGCTACAGACCTAGCGTCATCCGTGTTCTCATACAAAGCGTCTTGTACCCACTTAGGCTGCTCTTCTGCCCAACTGTGGAACGCATCGTCTTCACGTATGGTAGAGAAATCAGGGTGCATCTGTGCTAGTTCAGCTTCTGCTTTCTCGCGCTTAGCTGTAGCACGTAGCTCTTCGATCTCTTTTAGGCGACCATCTAAATCGTTAGAACGTTCTTTAGCTTTTTTATCTGCAATAGCTTCAACCATACCCGCAACATCAGGGTACTGCTTAGCCCACGCTTCTACCTCATCTTCTGACTTAGGTAGTACAAGTTCGTTCTTGGTAGCTGCTTCTAGTTGCTTCTCTAGTTTCTCTAGCTTAGCCTTAAACTCTGCATCCTTGTCTTGCATGTGTTTACGAAGATCACCGTAGCGTTTCTTGAAGTTCTTTTCTTCTGCGCTTAATCCAGTATCTTCTTCTTGTGTTTCGGTTTTCGATTCAGTAGCTTCTGCTTTTTGTTCTGATACACTCGCATCCTGAACTTGGGTGTCCTCAACGCTTTCGCTATTGGGTTCACTATCACTGGTTTCTTCTTCATCAGTTTCACCACGTGCTTGCTTAAGCAGTGCCTCTAGTTCAGCCTCATCTTTGGCAATACGTGCAGCGTTACGTGCATGTGAGGCTGAATCTGTTTTTATAAGTTGGGCTTCCGACATTTATTTCTCCTTATGTTGGGGCCGCCGAAGCGGGTAAGCCATTATAGTTATATGATTATCGGATTGGGGCCGATCACTTTTTCTTCTTAGACGCTAAGCCGCCTTTCTTGAAACCGCGTTGAACACCTCTAGCTTGATCAGCCACTACGTTTTCAATACGCGCACCTTCTTTTAATGCTGCTGTTCTAGCGCTTCGCCCTGCGCCCTCTTCACGCATTCTATCTAGTACATCTTGTGTACCCTGACGTGCAGATCGTCTTGCTGCCATTACAGGATTATCATCGTCATCCCCTACCATAGGAGTGATAGGTTTACTTGGTGTACTTACTGTACCAAACACTTTCGCGCCTGCTTCTGCTGCAGCTTTTTGTGCTTCTTCAACCATCTCGTCTGTAATACTTGGTACGTAAGGAGCTTCTGTTTCTGCTGTGTAAGCCATAGCCTCTTTAACAGCATCGTCTACGGAAGACTTGTCTACTGTTTTAGCTTCTGGTGAGTATGGCTCTGTTGGGGTAGTAGTAGGCTCAACCTCTTCTGGCACCATCTCAGGCTTCTTCTTGTCTTTACCAAAGAGTTTGCCCATCAAACCTTTTGCACCAGACTTAGAAATGTTCAACATGCTTTCATAGTTAGCACGTTGCTGTGCAGTCAATTCACTTTCTTCAAGTCTACGCTCAATTTCGTTCTCTAGTCTACGCGCTTGATCAGCCATTGCTAGTTTTACAGCAATACCCATGATTGGGTTTATCATACCTAAACCTGCAGCAATAGCGTCAGGCTTGAGAGTCTCTTGCTCTTCAAGCATCTCATTCATCTCAGCCATTGTCAGTGTTGTGTAATCTACAGGCTCAGGTGGCTCAATGTCAGGGCCACCATCGCCACCATCATCAGTTACAACTTCTGGCTCTTCTGGCTCTTCTGGCTCAACTACTACAGGCTCTGATCCTACAGGATAATAACCATCAGGAATTTCCTGCATGGGTTCACCATTCATAAACATAATCCAAATAGTATGCCCTTCAGAGTTCTGATATTGCATAGCTTGAACGCCACTACCTAACCCTAAACCTTCTGAGCCAAGCCCTAATGCACCGCCATCGTCGAAACCCGCGACCATGCCACCTTCATCCATGCTAGGACCATCTGGTGTATCCATAACCTCAAGTTCACTTATATCAAACTCTATGTCATCTTCAGGCTCAACGATCTCCATGCCGCTTATAGGCTCTCCACCGATACGACCATTCTCTGCCATATTACGATAGCCAAACTTAGCACCTGCACGTAAGTCTTCAAAGAACTTAACACCATAATAACGAACAACATCTGCAGGTACTACGTACTCATTTTCACTAAGGTTAGCTTCTATATCATCTCGCACCTCTTCAGGTGAAGAACCTAGAGGCACTTCATTTCCTGATACAGGGTCTACACCTATCGTGTTTTCAGGTACATCTTCCGCACGCACGGATTTGAATACCGCAACCATGTCGTCATTAAGTGCCATTTACTGTCTCCCTAAGTAACTTTAGTTTACGCAGAGTAGCCACTGCACCTTGCGCTCTGTAGAACACAGCAGGTTCACTTGCCTGTTCCATTTGTTTATGTTGAAGGTAAATCAAGTCGTCTATGTGTGAGATAAACGCATCCATGAAATCTTTGTTATTGACCCATTGCTTGAGGTGGTTGCTCATTACCTGTAAATCCTTGTTCTCCCGGTGTAGGTGCTGTTCCTACGCCGATCTGTGATCCCCCACCTCCAGAAGTATCAGCTACAGCCTGTGGTCCTTGTCCCTCTGGACCTGCTACACCCTGCTCAGGTGTAGGTGCTGGTGCTTGGAAACCTTTGAGAATCTCTGCTTGTATAGCAGCGTCTGACATAGAGTTAGTAACCTTATCAGGATCAAGGTCCATGCTCTTTGCAATCTCACGAATAATATAATCCATTTTTGCAAAAGGTGCAAGTACTGGGTTCTGTGCTACTTGCAAGAATTGCATCAAACGTTGTGAACGTACTTCGTTAGCCATCAAGCTTTCAGTACCAGATGCATTAACTTCTAAGTCGCCGCGAATAGATTCGTCAAAGTCAAACTGCATGTTGAATGCAAAGAATGCTTTACCTAAAGGACGAATGAGGTAGTCATCAACATTCTTAACCACAGTACGAATAGAACCGTTAGCAGCAGACATGAGCATAGAAATGCCAGAAGCAGTACGCCCAACACCTGAAACACCCGTCTGCCCGTGAGCGAAGCTAGGGAAACCAGTAGACTCATCAGCTAAAACCCGTGCCTTATCAAAGAGTTGCATGTTTTCACCCGCGACATTCGGGAACTTGGTACCGAAGATTGCCTGACCCGGGGCACCGCCTTGACGACGAAAAACCTTGCCAGGATAAACACTTAGGTCTTGGCCTGGTACAAGGTTAGTCTCGTCTACTTCGATAATAAGATTACCAGATAGTGCAGCATTGTCAATAGCCATACGCATAAAACCATTCATCAATGTCTGCGTATCGTCCATATTCTCCGCAATACCTACACCAAAGAAGCTGTAAGGGTTATGCTCATATGGCGTTGCGTAGTAAGGAATACGTGTAGGTTTGAATGGGTTTAGTACAAAACGTAGTACTTCGCCATTACATGTCCATACGTTACAGTTGACTTCATCTAAGTCTTTCAACTCTGATGGTATCTTAACGCCGTGTTCTTCTAGTAGTTCTACGTCTACGTAGCCCCAAAACTCCAATACTTCCCAACGCTCTGAAGAGGGCTGTGTATCGTCATCTTCCATAGTCATTTCCCAATATTTTTGGGTATAGTCTGCTCCTTGACGTACAGCCTCTTCAACAGCATCTGCCATGAAGTAAGGGCGTGTCTTCAATGAACGTAGCTGTGTACGTGACATCTTGTGACGTTCTACAGTGTACTCTGCATCATTCATAGACTTAGCTTCAGGGTCAGGGTAGAAATCCCACACAGACACATGGCTACACTCAGGTACTGTTTTGATCAAAGG